TTTCCTGTTACAACAAAGTGTCTGATTGCATCAGCTACGAACATACAATCTCCTCTACCACCAGTGTTACTTGGAAGATTACAGAAATTTTCAAATTGATTGAAAACTGCTGTGTAATTTGTTCTTATAGCAAGAGCGTCGGTATTGTTATCTATTGATTGTGATGTTCTAATAGTGCTGAGTTTATTTGCAATTGTTGAATTGTACAATGTTTCATCATAATATGATGTATTAGCTGCACATGCCATTGAGAATATTGTTCCTAAGCCACCTTCAACAACCAAGTCAATATCGTATATTTCATCATTTTTAACTGTTTCTAATGCACGATTTATTTTAGTTGGGATATTACCTACTCCTTTCTGAGTAATGACAACATTGTTGAATGTTCCAAGAGGATTGAGTCTATCAGCATATCCAAGTGTAGCACTTAATGATTGCAAGGAACTTAATGGTATATTTGCATTATTACCAGATCCTAACAACTGTGAAGATAATATTGGATAATTGGATATTAATCCTTGAGTTAATATACGAATTTTCTTTTGTGGTATTCCATTTAAATCCAAACTCGTGTCGCGGAACTTATTGGAAATATATGGATTTACCATAATTTCAATATTTCTGCTGTTTGTATCAACGGATTCCAAGAATTTTGAAACTGCAGGACCACCAGCAGGATTTAATTCAGTTCTGAAAGTGTCAATAGAACCTACAAGCGCATCATCGAGAATATAGTCAAGTTTGAATGCTTCAGTTGCATATATGCTCTTACGAAGTTTAAACACCGCAACATTCAAAAGATCATCATCTTCACGATCATTGATGTTGTAGTTTGTAAGATTTTCCATAATCTCAGATATACTACCAGTTGATTGATTCGGAGTTGCACTAAGATTAAATTGAAGAGTTCCATTTGGAATGGTTGTGTAACTAATTCCAGTTGGTAATGAAACAAAGTTTCCACTTACACTTACAGTGTTTATTCCGATGATAGCATCAAAGTTTGTAGCTGGGTTGATATTGGAATTATCTGCTAATCCAACATAATATCCTTCAAATTGGCTGTTTATTGTTGTTTGAGATTTATTTAAAACAATAACACCAGCTTTACCGAGGTCGCTAGTAGCAGATAAAAATCCTCTAGTGGTAGTAGCAGATAAACTCCAATCAAACAATGTACCTTCTAAAGCCTGTCTATATTGGCTTTCTGTTAATGTAACTTGAGCGGGTGCTCCTAATACATATGTACCAGCTGATAAGTCGAGATTTGTTGTTACAGCGCCATCATAAATTGCCGCTGTTGGATAAACAAGAGCTGAATACACGTTGCTAAATCCAGCACCAGCATCAGCACCATATGGTAATCTGAAAGTATAGATATTTGCAGGTGATAAAAGAAGTTCTCTAGCTGAATAATAAAAATAACGTTCAGAACTATTAGTGGGAGTTCCATAAATTTGTTCTAATTCGTCTCTAGTTGAAATTTTAATAACTTCATCTGTTGGCCCTTGATTAGCAAAACCTGCTAAAAACACGTTAGTTCCAATATTTTGAGGTATTCTCAATGAAAGATCGCGTTCTCTGATTTCAACTCCTGGGCTGGTAATAGTTCTTGTTGCCATATTATTATTTATGTTTTTTAAAATATTTTTTTTAAATTAATCCATAGTTAACTTGTAAATCTCTTGATCTATCAATTCTGTGTGCAATTGACTGTATAAAAATACAAAACCACTAACTAATCTCATATCACCACCTGGCTGGTAATCATAGTTCAATCCTTTGAGTGTTGTTGGAAATGCTTTTTTATAAGTAAACTTTATTCTTTTTTTACCATAATCATCTAATCCGTATATAGTTAGATCGGTTTGGTAATCATTAAAATTAGCATCTACGCTGATATTTCTGGTGTTGTATTCTCCAGTTTTTTGATCATGTAATAAATTTAACCATTGATATATACACCAATAATTATTATATAAACCATCAACTGCAAAGTTTACTTCTACTGGAGGATAGCTATTTTTACTATGTGATGAAACATATAGTGTAGATCCGGCGTATCTTGTTTCAATTCCTGGTACAGTTATATCAGGAACACTAGTTCCAAATATTGAAAATTGAACATTGTCGGGAATTATAGTACTATTGTTTCTATTATATTTGGTTGAAAATTCTTTTAAAATTGGCGGTACATCAAAAACCAATACAAATTTATCCTTGGCTGCTTGATTTAGAGGACTTTGTTTAATCTCTTGCATAATTAAAAGTATTTATCCATAAATTCATTTTGTCCTGAATCTAAATCATATCTTGGGTTTTCAAATCCTCCTCCCAAGTTGACCCATCCTTCAGCATACAAATCTGAAATATCTGAATTTAATTCTGTTGAATTTCCAAAATACACAGGAGCTATTTGACTATTTTCAATACCGTCAACTTGTTCATTGGTATATATAGATGTTGAATTTTCAAAATATTTCAATCCAAAATTATTAAGTGTTATTTTTGAAGGTTTTCCACAATCATCATATTCTTCAACAGTGAAATATTGTTCAACCAAATCATCATGTAATATCATCAAAGCCCAAATCAAAGCCATGGTTCTATCATCATGTTTCCCAGAACTAGCTCCCCATGTATCGTTGGGTAATTTAATGAAATCTTTAACAATTTCTTCTAAAGATTCTTTATTTCTAAATTGAACTGCTAACTTATCATTATAATAATACCTCGCATTTGCAACTGCGTTATATTTTGTATTTCTGGAAGAAATCATACCAAGCAATTGTGTGCTTTTTCTACCAGCTAACTTACTACCCCAAGATACAATTTTGTCCATGTATCCCATGTCTAATGCTAATCTATCTACAACTTGACCACCTTGGTTATTTCTTTCTATACAAACCAACGGTTTACCCCAATGACAAAGTATTTCATGTACTTTGTTGGCAAACTCAGCAACTGGAATGGTATTATCATAATATTCAGCAACTTCAATTATTTCATTTAAATCTGTTATATCTAATACTTTAATACAACTATAATCACCCCCAACACCATCTGAAGTATCAACACCCACTATATATATACGCTCTGGTTGTGGATGTTCAAATATTCTGTATTTTCCATCCATTAATATTTCAACAGGAGTTGAAATGAATTGTTTCATTTTATTGTATGCATCTTCTGTCATCGATCCAGTGCCTGCATTCATAAATTTACAATTAAATTCTTGTTCCCATTTATCATCAGATGCTAATCCACCTTTAATTTCTTTAGCCCATTTTTCATCGCGTCCAGGAACTTCGTTCCATAAAATTTTATCATTCGCCCAATTGTTTGTGTTTTCGGTAGATCCTTTATATATATCATAAAAAAGATTACCTGTTCCATTGGGAGTAGAACACATAAAAACTTTGGCTTTTTTAGAAGATGAAACGATTGGAAATACAGATGACCAGAATGGGTCCATTAAATGTGGTTCGATAAAGGCACACTCATCAATTATGAGTACCGATACACTTTGTCCACGAGCTGCTGTTCCTGTTGTGGTAGTAATGCTTATTCTACTATTATTTTCAAGCTCCATACTGGTTTTAGCATATTCAACAACTGGAGATTTTAACCAGTTTGGTAACATTTCATATGCCATTCGAACACGACTAAAAATTTCAATAGCTGTTGATTCTTTGTTAGCTACCAATAATATTCTTTGATCTGCAAAGAAATTAGCTATCCACAATATATAAATTGTCATCAAAGTACTTTTTCCTATTTGACGACTTGCTAATAAACAGAAGAATCTGTTTTCCATCATCTTTTTTAAAACTCTTTTTTGAGCTTTGTATAATTTGATTTTTTTCTTACCATCATCAACATTTAAAATATGGAAGTAATTCTCAGCAAAATGTAATATATTTTTACAACATTTTTCTAATTCTGTAATTTGTTCTGATGTATATGCAAAAGAACTACCTTTAGATGGTAAATTTTGATTTCCCATATAAATCCTTTC